TGGATAGAAGTCGATGACAATTAATCAAATTTTGTTTGCAGTTGCAGTCTGGGCCGTCTTAACAGTACTGACATACCATCTAACTGGTTGGGGTAAAATCCGTGACTGTTATAAGATGTGGTTTACCAGATCCTATTGGACTGATTATAATATAGTGGAATTTGCCAGCTGGTTTTGTAAGGCAATAATTATCATACCCGGATTAATTTTTGGTATACAGCTATGGTGGTTATACTTTTTGACTCTGGCTACTAGTCTTACACTGATCTGGGCCAGTAATAAAAAATTATTACCAACCTTGGTAGCATTCAATACCATGTGGGCCTGGTTAAGTTTAATGGTGCTGGCGCAACATTTAATAAAATAAGGAAATTGAGATGTTTGATAAGTTAAAAAATATATTTGGCAAAACAAAAGTGCCGGAACCTGCGGCAGAACCAGTTAAAAAGGTAGTAAAAAAACCAGTCAAGACTGAAAAAGAAATAGCCACAGAGAACGATGAACCCTATGTCTCCATAGTTAGTGTGGAACTGGATCCCGACAACATTGGCAATGGTGCATTTGAACTGGATTGGAATGATAAGTTTATTGTCAAGTTAGTTAAAGCTGGATACCAGTTGAAGGCTGGAGAAGATGAAGATGTCATCGTGGATCGCTGGTTCCAGGATGTGTGCCGTAATGTAGTACAGGAAAACTTTGAACAGTGGGAAGCCAATCAACCAGCAGATGCTCGCCCAAGAGAAATTAATCGCAAGGATATGGGTGATGGCAGGACTGAAGTATCGTGATTTTATATGTAAATGGCGACAGCCATACTGCGGCCGCCGAAGCTGTGAACCCACATGGCTTTGCCCAGGATGACAGTCAGTATTGGAATATGGGGCGAGAACCACATCCAGATAATCTGGCAGTGAGTTGGGGTCAAAGATTGGCACACCGTATGGGTGCCAATTTAATCTGTAATGCCGAAAGTGCCAGTAGTAATGATCGTATTAGACGAACCACTGTTGATTATCTGGCAAGTCAGCGACTGACACCAGAGTGGCCTGACTACATGATAATCGGTTGGAGCACCTGGGAAAGAACTGAGTGGTTGTACGACGATATATATTGGCAAGTGAACGCTGGTGGGATTGGGCACGACTGGCCTGATGAGATCAAACGACGATATAAGCACTATGTAGCCGATATCGATTACAATAAATGTATGCGAGAAGAGCATAAAAAAATCTATCAGTTACATCTAGATTTAAAATTGATGGGTTTCAAACATTTGTTCTTCAATACATTCCTACCATTCAGTGGTACTGAAAAAGTGGATTGGGCTGGTAGTTACTTAGAACCATACAATCCAGACTTCACATTCTATAACTGGTGCCAGAGCCAGGGGTTCAGCACAGTATACCCAGGATCCTATCATTTCGGACCAGATGCCCACGCGGCCTGGGCTGAGTTCATTTACCCACATATTGTTCAGATTGCCTTGACACAATAATATATTATATGCTACTATTACAGCATGAAATATTTAATCGTAGACACCGCTAATACTTTCTTCAGAGCCCGTCATAGTGCCCATCGTCAATCTGACACCTGGGACAAACTGGGCTTTGCCATCCATGTAACTTTGAGTAGCGTCAATAAAGCCTTTCGTGACCAGCGAGCAGATCATGTGGTCTGGTGTCTGGAGGGTCGTAGCTGGCGCAAGGACTTTTATGAGCCGTACAAAAAAAACCGATCAGTTGCCCGTGCTGCCCTCACTGAAGCTGAGGCTGAAGAAGACCGGCTTTTCTGGGAAGCATTTGACGAACTACAAAATTTCATCCGTGACCGGACAAATTGTACTGTTCTCCAGCACTCCAGATTGGAAGCGGATGACCTGGTGGCAGGATGGATACAAAGTCACACTACAGATCAACACATAATTGTCAGCAGTGACACTGACTTTCATCAGTTACTGGCTGAGAATGTCAAACAATATAACGGAGTAGCCGATGAGCTCCACACCATCCAAGGCATCTTTGACAAAAAGGGTTCCCCAGTCAAAGATAAGAAAACAAAAGAGCCCAAAAAAATCCCGGATCCGTCCTGGATTCTTTTCGAAAAGTGTATGCGGGGCGATCCAACCGATAACATTTTCTCGGCTTATCCAGGCGTTAGAACGGTTGGGTCAAAAAACAAAGTCGGACTTACCGAAGCCTACGAAGATAAGACCTCAAAAGGCTTTGCGTGGAACAACCTCATGCTCCAGCGGTGGACAGACCACAACGGTCAAGAACACCGTGTCCTCGACGATTACGAGCGCAATCGGATCCTTGTGGACCTATCAGCGCAACCGGAGGAAATCAAAGCCTTGATCTCTGAGACCATTGCGGCTGGCAGTCAGCCTAAAAATATGTCACAAGTGGGATTATATTTTATGAAGTTTTGCGGTAAGTACGACCTGGTAAAGATTGGTGACCAGGCACAAGAGTATGCTCAATGGTTGAGCTCACAATATCCAGATAAGGAATTATAAAATGTTAGATAAAATGTTAGTATGGTTTCGCGAAAATGAAATGCAGTTTACATGGTTCATCATTGGTTTCCTAACCATGGCGTGTGTGGACGCACTGGTTCGTGGCAACTATCTGGTGGCCATTGTTGATGTCACATTAATTGGCATAAACTATTATCTACGACCCAGAACAGCATGAACCGCATGTGGTCCGAAATAGTTATTTCAGTCTTGATCCTGGCAGGAGCAGGACTGGCCTTAATGGGACTACTGAAACATGCACCAAAGTCAAAAGTATATAACTGTAGTCTAGCAGAGTTTCATCCAGACTTTCCCATCGCTGTCAAGGAACAGTGCCGTTACATCACTAAACAACAGGTTGAAAACACAAAATGAGTATTCACGCCACAATGCTGATATTGTTTTTAATGTTTACAGTCAAGCATTTCGCTATAGACTTTCTATGCCAGACACGATATCAGTGGAGCAACAAAGGTACCTACGGTCATCCAGGTGGAATACTACACGCTGGGTTACACGGCGTGGGCACTGCGGCATGTCTACTGGGATTTGCCTGGGAGGACATCCTGTTCCTGGCCATTATGGATGCTATATTCCATTACCACATTGACTGGGCCAAGATGCGTCTGAATGATAAACTGAAATTGACTCCCACTAACTCGGAATACTTCTGGTGGCTGTTGGGTGCAGATCAGATGTTGCACATGATGACTTACATCATTATTATAGGATTGATAGTATAATTATGTTCACCAAGGAAAATAAACATGAAGTGGTTTGATCGGTGGTTTTATCGCAAAGCACGTTGGTGCTGGCATCGCGCAGGACAAGAATATCCTGGAATCAGAGCCGAGCAGGATTACTTTGATGAAATATCGTCGAGAAACGAAAAAATAGATTGTTTTCCTTCAGAGAAGGTATCTGTTGACTGTGGTCCTGACACCGATGTTAATATGGACAATAGCATCCGATTTAATGTATTACCCTGCAATGGTGGAATAGTATTGGAAGTCAGAGTATTTGATCGTAAGACTCATGAAGCTACTACTAAAACCTATCTAATTCCCGAAGGCGACCCCGTCGCTGAACGAATTGGACAATACGTAACCATGGAAATGATGCAAAGATAATGGAAACACGATTCGAAGTACCAAAAATTCGTTGCGGTCATCGCATTGGGTCTGGGCCTGACGCAGCTTATTGGTTTGAAATGGACCACTCGGGTGAGAGCCCACGTAGCCTTTTGACCATATTTGACCAATACTTAAACCAATACGGCTGGGACCGATTTATTCAGCCGGGGATGACTTGTATTGACATTGGTGGTCATTCGGGTGACACCGCAGTACCCATGCAATATCTGTCACGATCCACTGTACTCAGTGTGGAGCCTAATCCGCTGATCAAACAGTACCTGGACTTCTGTTGCGACATGAATGCACACCTGGGACGCTTTGTCACAGCAGGTGAGGCAGTTACTACAGAAGATTGCCCGGAAGTAGAGATCCTGGATCACAACAATGCCATGTGCAATGGTGGCCGCATTGACCCCAGCTGGACACAGGAATTGCAGGCACGTATGCGTGGTATGGCTGGTAATAGAATCACAGTACCGGGACTGACCTTGGAGAATCTCTGTGCTAAATATTTAAGTGAAGCCGAAATCGAAAATATTGGTTTCATCAAAACAGACACAGAAGGACATGATTGTTCTATTCTGGAATCAAGTGCCAGTTTCCTGGAACGACTAAAACCCACAATATTTACCGAATGGTTCTTTGCTTATACTGATGTAGAAAGTCAGAAGTTATTCAATGTCATCCGTGACCTTGGATATCAGCCTTTCTATCCCGGTACGTTGGAGCCAGCCACAGTGGATCGTCGCAGTGAAGATCTGGTTTTGATTCATCATACCAAAATTCAGGAGTTTTTCAATGAGTGAGATTATCGCAAAACCAGTAGTCAAGAATAAATTTTGGATAGTAGAAGAGGACGGTGCGAAGATTGCCACCATCCAGGCTGTGGAAGAAGGCGGCTTCGCCTATGTTCGTGACACCAACAGGGAAGTATTCCCCACCATCAAGTTATTGAGTGAGCGATATAATATACACATCGCCAAGACCACCACTGCGGCCAAAACAGTCAAAGGTGACTGGGAAGTTTATGGATTTCCGGTGACTGGCCGCCCACACAATATATTATACAATGTGCCGCGCAAACTACCAGTCTACACCAAAACAGCCAAGAGTCGTAGCTACTATTGTGCTGGACATTATCTGATCAAACTAAAAGACGAATGGGAGAGTCACTTTTGTCCCAAACTGATTACAGTTAATCGATATCCCACACAGGGACCGTTCCACATTGCCATGACCGGATTAAATGATGAGTGAACCCAGCATCCACATTAAAAATTTTAACGATAAAGTTAAATTAATGAACCAGACACAACGTAAAGAGTTAGTGTTAAGTGCGGCAGATGCACGTAGTTTACACGCTGAAATCTACGGATTATTGGCACAAATTGCTGATTTAGCCAGAGTTTCAGAGGCTCCTGAGCCAGTAATACAAGTGGGCATGGATGGCGGTGGATTTAAGTAATATACGCTGTTTTCCAGCATAAATAAAAGTATCGAGGAAAACAGAGAATGAGCCGACCTAAACCTACTGTGTTGTTGGAGCACGTTAATAAATCTAACTACAAGAGCGAGCAAATTCTTGCCAGTGAGGGTATCTGGGCGGTGTATTATGATGCTCAACCCATCAACTTAAAAACTCAAAACATGTTGGTCAGTTATCCGGGACCTAAATACAAAAAGGTATCTTTCAGTAACTCAGGCCATGCCATTAACCTGGCAAAAAAATTAAATGTATTATTCAAGACTGACAAATTTTCAGTCGTTCTGTTGCGCCAGGGTGAAAAAATATATCCTTAACCAGTTGGAATACCAACAGCGTATTCTGACCAGCCTTGAAGTAGATCCCGACACTTTAAACGGTGCTCAGTACACCTGGTGGTATAATCCCACCAATCCACATAGTCTACGATTAACCAAATTAGGTCATAAATGGTTCAGTGGTGTGGCTAAGATAGCCACCTACCATGTGGGTCTGGGAGATCAGATGATCTATCCCAAACAACTATTGCAATTGGAGCGATTATTTACTGCACCCTACTATATACAGACACTAAAAAAGCTCTGGGTGTACAGCGAAACTGATTATATCATGCTACAATTACATGGCAGCGATCTAAAGACCTACTTAAACAATCTGGAAAATCAATAAGTTGTATCAATACAACACTGATTGACGTTAAATTCCCTTAATAGTAAACTGAATATCTTAATAACTCTGAGATAGGTGCTGCCATGCGGCGCATTATTATGGAAATAGGATTCGTTAGCGGTATATTAATTACAGCCCAGACAATTATAATGATCCCGGATATGATTCGTCAACTGACTAACCCCGTTGGTGTATTTCCCATTAAAGAATCTACTACAAAGATCGTAGAGGGAAAACCAACCCCACCAGCAAAAACAGTATTACTATATCACACCACCTACCAATTAAAGCTCAGCCCAAAAGAAATGGATTGTCTGGCCAAAAATATTTACTTTGAGTCGGCAACCGAGGATCATGCTGGTAAACTGGCAGTGGCTCAGATCACCTACAATCGTTTGCAGGATGGCCGTTGGGGTAACGACGTATGTAAGGTAGTCTATGCACGAGCACAGTTCAGCTGGACTCTGGACCAGAGAAAGATGCAAACTCAGCCACATGGACCAAACTGGACAGCTAGTCAACGGGCAGCTCAGGATTTTGTGTTAGGCAAGCGTGTGGATCGGTTGAGTGACAGTCTGCATTATCATGCCGATTGGATTCGTGCACCTAAATGGGCCAAGTCTGACCATCAGGTGCACAAGATTGGGCAACATGTTTTTTATGCGCTGGCAAAATGAAGAACTGGCATGGTCGGTTTGTTGCCTGTATAATGGCACCAGCGTCTACAGAGACAGACGGGTATCGTGGCTGGAGCCCTTGTATTGAATGGTGTAAGGAAAACTTCGGACACAGTTGGTTTCGCTGGAGTTATATAAGTGAGGGTGTATTTGAGTTTCAGGACGAACAAGACCTTACAGTATTCTTATTGAGGTGGAAATGAAGCAGTGGTATCAAGTGACAGTGCCCAATAATGGACTGCACGGAGTCAGATGGAGTGATTATTATGATTGGTGTAGTCAGACATTTGGCAACAATTCCCTAGTCTGGAATTATTCAGGTGGGGGCAGATTTAATTTTTCCGATGAGCAGTCCAAAATGTTGTTCCTATTAAAATGGGGGTAACTGTGTGTCTGGAAAATATCTCACCGGGTAGGATTCTGGACATAGTCTACGATCTAGAGGACCGGTTTGGTATCATGCGGAATGTGGATTTTACCTGGGAATTTCATAGAAGGATTACCAATGAAAATCCACCATACAATATAATACAAGAGCGGTATACCGCATTTACTTTTCAAGACGCGGCTGTGGCCACTTGGTTCAGATTGCAATATGGTTAAAAATGTTTTGACAGCGTACACTAACCGCTATATACTAGTGAAGAGTTGTAAGTATTGGGACAGTATGTTCTGATACTGTATGTCGCAGACAAGTAGATTCGCTCCCGAAAGTCTGCAAATCCGAAGCCCCTATGGATTCGCTCCCTGTAGGGGCTTCACCTTGACCATTAATTCATTTAATGCTATACTGTCAGTATCATAAATGAGGTAGACCATGTCACACACATCAAATATCAATGCTGCCATCAACAAATATGGATTTATTCCTGCTGGTCAATTGATAATTCCAGGAAGCACTGATCTTCCTAAATTTGCCTTGACTGAAGATTGGGTACGAAAAGGTACTCGTGCCAAGGTAACTGGGCTGGTATATCTGTGGGTCAAATGCAATCAGACTGGTGTAGTTGATGTGGCCTATGTGGGTAAAGCTGGCAAGACACTTAAAGGTCGTTTTAGTCAGCATAAAGGCGGATTTAGTGGTGCCAATGGCAAAACTGGTGAAAATAACGCCACTCGAATCACAGAATGGTTGTCCAATCCGGATCATAGTATCATGCTTTGGGCTCGTCCCAGCCCCACTATGACCGTCAATGACGAGCAGATGTGCATAGTCAGCGTTGACGAAGAGTCTTTTATTGAAAAATTCCGTAAAATGGGTTGTGATTTGTGGAATTTCCAAGCAAAATAGTGTTGTTTTTACACAACATATCGGCCTGGCTAGACATATAATTCATTTAATTGTATACTGTTGATACAGTAAACAAAACGGAGCGAAAAATGTCCCAAAATTACACCCTGTATGTCTACAAAAAAGACCGCCGCACCAAGTCAGGTGAACGTGCTGTAATGACACGAGTGTTTACTGATCAGACTGAAGCTGATATGAAGAATTTGGTTGCTGGGCTGTATAACATCCTGCCAGCTAACCAACATCGCATTGAATTCCACCCAACCATGAAGTCTGTTAAAAATCTAATGACCGGTAAGGATGTGGAAATTGATCGTGACACACCCTGGTGTTGCAACCCTGCATCCGAAACTTACTGGAGCATGTAAAATGAAAGTTGTATATAACAGTTTATTGTCAGGTTGGTTTATTGTGCGCAGCGCACATCAGACTCCAATCAGTGGTCGTTTTGAAACTCGGGAGGCCGCACTAGCCCATCTTCGTAGACGAAACCCTTTCCACACTGGCGTTTAAGATGAAAAACCATCCTGGTCAAAATCAACTGGACTGGCCTACATTAGTAGTACTGGGGCTTTGTGAAGTTGGTCTGGTGGTGTTGTTTTTTGTATGCGTTTTTAAATTTTTCTAGACAGTAAAATCCCCTAATTGTATAATAGCTTTACACTAATTTTCAAGGAGTAGTAAAAAATGGCCGTGACTGAAAACCGTACTATTACCCCAGGCGAAGCTCGTAGCCGAGTCCTACGTTGTTTTAAAAATAAGCGTCCCGTATTCATGTGGGGTCCTCCAGGAATTGGTAAATCCGAACTGGTAGCAGACCTAACTGCTGAGCTGGGCGGTCACATGATTGACCTGCGTCTGGGTCAGATGGAACCCACTGACATTCGTGGTATTCCATTCTTCAACAAGAACAACGAGAAAATGGACTGGGCTCCTCCCATTGACTTGCCTGACCAGGAAATGGCTGACCAGTATCCCATCGTTGTGTTGTTCCTGGACGAGCTTAACTCTGCTCCTCCTGCTGTACAGGCCGCGGCCTATCAACTAATCCTGAACCGCCGCGTTGGTAAGTATGTACTACCAGACAATGTGGTGATCGTGGCCGCTGGTAACCGTGAGTCAGACAAAGGCGTGACCTATCGTATGCCCAGCCCACTGGCCAACCGTTTTGTACACCTGGAAATTCGTCCAGATCACGCCAGCTGGGAACAATGGGCCGTTAACCACAAGATCCACAAGGACGTGGTTGGTTACATTGGTTTTGCCAAACAAGACTTGTTTGACTTTGATCCTAAATCGCCCAGCCGTAGTTTTGCTACACCACGTAGCTGGAGTTTTGTGTCAGAATTCTTATACGACGAAGATGCCAGTGACGCAGAGATCACTGACTTGGTTGCTGGTACTGTGGGCGAAGGTGTTGCTGTTAAGTTCATGGCGCACCGCAAGGTTGCTGGTCAGATGCCTAAACCTGAAGATGTATTGTCAGGCAAAGTAACTGAGCTCAAGGTTAAAGAAATTTCAGCCATGTATTCGCTGACCGTTTCCATGTGCTATGAGTTGCAAGAGCAATACCGCAAACTGGGCAAAGATAAAATGCCCGACTGGTACGCTCAAGCTGACAACTTCCTGCGCTTCATGATGGATAACTTCACTACCGAATTGGTTGTTATGGGTGCCCGTGTTGCAATGACCACCTATAGCTTGCCACTGTTGCCTGGTAAGATGAAGAGCTTTGACGAGTTCCACAAGAAGTTTGGTAAATACATCATCGCGGCATCCAGTCGGGATAATTAAAGTTACCGCTAGTCACGGTCCAGGGCAGGAGTGATCCGTAAGGCCCTGGTTTTTATTTAGAAGTGTGCAAAAAATGTTCAAAGTCAATAAGTTAGACGCTCGATTTAGTGGCCATACTTACTATGGGTTTGTTGGTACTTTGATTATACCAAGCTCTTACCGAGAGAGACGAACTGCACTTATTAAGTTTGATACTGTTCGTACCTGGTGCATCGAATCCTGGGGTCCTAGTGCAGAACTGGATATCCAATCCGGTAAACTCAGACTTGGTATACCAGAAACTGTGACCGAATGGTGTTGGATGAGTGATTTTACTCAGAATAAATTTCGTATATATCTAAAGAGTTCAGCTGAAGCCACGCTCTTTAAATTAAAGTGGTGTTAAATTCCCAACTTGACGATAAATTCAGTTAATTATATAATAGTGGTATACTGAAAAAGGATATATTATGTCAGAAGTAGCAGAACGCCCTAAAACAGATCCCAAAGTGGACTCTGCCGCTCGCGAAAAATTAATTACTGCTCGTATTGGTCTATTACTCAAGGCTCCGTTCTTTGGTAATATGGCCACACGACTGACACTGGTCAATGCTGATGACTGGTGTAATACTGCCGCAACCGATGGACGCAAGTTCTATTACAACAGCCAGTTCGTAAACAAGATGCCACTTAAACAGGTGGAATTTCTGTTCGGCCATGAAGTGTTGCATGCCGTATACGACCACATGGGACGCCGCGGTGACCGCGATCCCAAGATCTGGAACATTGCTGATGACTTCTGCGTTAACAGTGACCTGATTGATCAGAAGATTGGTGATCGTATCACTGTATGTGGCATGCTGTATGATGCCAAATATCGTGGCATGAGTGCTGAAGAAGTTTATGAAGATCTCATGGCCAATTCCAACAAGATTAATCTTAGTGAATTGCTTAAGAACGTTCTGGACGAACACCTGGATGGTGATGAAGGTGACGGCGAAGGTGAAGGGGACCAGGATGGTAAAGGTGGCCGCCCACGTTTAAGTGATGCTGAACGCCGTGCCATCCGTGACGAGATCAAAGAAGCCATGTTACAGGCCGCTCAGGCTGCCGGTGCTGGTAATTTGCCATCAGGTGTCAAACGTCTGGTCAAGGATCTGACTGAGCCCAAGATTGGCTGGAAAGAATTGTTAGAGCAACAGATCCAGAGTACCATTAAATCTGACTTTACCTGGGCTCGCCCCAGCCGTCGTGGTTGGCACATGGATGCTATCTTACCCGGTATGAAGCCAGGTGAAACTATTGATGTGTGCATTGGCATTGACCAGTCAGGTAGTATTACCAGTCAGGACAGCCAGATCTTTTTAAGCGAGATCAAAGGTATCATGGAATCATACGACGAGTATAACATTCGTGTCTGGTGTTTTGATACTGAGATCTACAATGATCAGACCTTTAACACTGACAACCTGAATGACATCATGCAATATGAGCCGCAAGGTGGTGGTGGTACACTATTCGAAGCCAACTGGGATTACATGAAAGAACATAGCATCGAACCCAAGAAATTTATCATGTTCACTGACGGTATGCCGGGCAATGGCTGGGGAGATGAGAATTACTGTGATACAGTCTGGATCATCAAAGGTAATCCCAACTGTGAACCACCCTGGGGTATCTGGGCACATTACGAAGAGGAAGCCCGTAAATAATGTTTAATTTTCGTAATATAATTCCGTGGCCACGTGCCACGGATTATCAGAAGTTATCAGAAGAACTGTATGAAGTTGGGCAACACATTAAACAGGAAGAAATCATGGCAAATAAATTGGGTGAGTTTAGTTATAGTGTAGGTCCCAGTGTCAGCTTTGCCGACGGTGCATCCATCACGTTTAAACAGACTGGTGGTTTAACTACAACGGTTGAACTGGGGCACAAACATGTTCAATCACTTATTGGCCTATTAGAAACAGTATTGGCCCATTCAGGAGAACCAAATGAGTGATAAATCCACCACTACAGAAGTTTCTCAAGAAGAACTACTGAAAAAATATCTACCCACCTACGTCAATGCACCAGAAGATTTGGAGCAGGCCAGAGATCGTATTCTGGAAATTGAAATGGCTCTAGAAGATCTGACTCGTGCTGTGGAGATTGCACAAATAACCAATAACTGGTCCATGCTGGACAGCTTCCGCCAGACTGCTGGGACGGTATTACAGGGCAAGATTGAGATTGTACAACCAGATCAATCGGACATGAAATTGAACGTGGTCATCGACGATCGCAAAGAGACTGACAGTGCTTAAACACGGTGAAGTGAATCCACTGGCAGTCTGGGGACTACGCAGATTAGAGCATTGTCCCCCACATTTTACAAGTGTGGATTTTGACCTTCGCTGTGATGAAAAGGCTGTGACCGACTGGATCTGGGACAACCTGTCCGGTCGTTTCTACTTTGGGGATATATACCGAGAAAACCCCGCAAGCTCGGGTATTGTGGTATGTAAACGAGCCTCCTTTGAGCAGGGTGCTGAGGCCAGTTTTTTTGGCATGATGTTGGATACTATCAACAAAGCAGAATTAATATTCTAAAAAATATTTCCGTAGTTATAATACCAGTTAAATATCATGAGTATTACTACGGAGATATTATGTCAGAACAAACTACTACATCTGCACCAGAAGAGACTGTGCCAGCACAGGCACCCAGTCTAACTCTAGCAGACCTAACACTAGCCCTACAGACCATTCAGATCGTTGCCCAGCGTGGCGCAATCAAAGCTGAAGAAATGTCTACAGTGGGTGGACTACACGACCGCTTATTTGCTTTCCTAAAAGCACAGGGCGTAGTGGGTCAAGAGCCAGCACCAGAAGCACCGGCTGCTGACGCACAAGCCTAATCAAGGAAAATAAAATGCAAATGTTAAAACACGTTGGCCGCCACGATAACAAGAAGATTGTTCTCGTATACCGCCAGATTCCCGGTGACGAGCACATGTGCTTGGTACTGTATAGCGACGCACTGCCACAGATGTATCATGACGAAGTCATGTCATGTCTAGAAAGTGCTGTGGGACAAAACTCAGAAGAGTTGGCTGATGCACTATTTCGTGTTACCATGAAAGATGGTACCAACTGTCTAGAAGCATTACACCGTCAGGGATTGATGAAAAAGATCAATACCAATCAGGTGGTAATTACTCCCAATGCCAAATCAAGCGTTCGTTTGGATGAGCTAAACGCCATCTTAAACGAAATGAAGACTGGTGAAGAAGCTATTAAAAAGATGGCTGAAATGGATGCTAATACTGGTATGTCCAGCAAAAAGCGAGCACCACGTGAAGTTGGTGTGAGCCCAGCTAGCCGTACACAAGAAGCCAATCCTAGCACCGCAGCCATTGGTGAAGTATTAACTGATGAGCAACTGGCTGCACAACGTATTGCCCAGGCAGCTAGTATGAAGTTACAAGCCGAACAGTTGATAGCCGAGGCTAAAAGACTAGAAGCAGAAGCAGTATCACTTAACCCGGCAGCAACTAATGGCACAACAAAAACCAGAAAAACCGCCAAGAAAAAACAAGCGGCTTAAATTAAGCATCACCGAACGGGACAAGTGGCGTCAGATTTTAAAAGAAGTTGATAAAGATGAAGCCCCTGTCTCGGTATTAAAGAGTATTACTGTAAATCTTGTTGATGGCACCAAAGTAAATATCAACATACAAGAATTGCTATCCGAGGGAGTCACTCCCGAAGATCTAGAGTTCGACATTAATGAAAAACTATTGCGATTGGATGATATTATCAAAAGCGTGGACTTTTTTATCAGTGTGGATCATGTGGCCAAAGCAATTCAACCAGCAACTGACAATCTACTAAAAAATCTATGATAAATGCCGTGTTCGCGGCAGACTTTTGGGGCGGCATGGGGTTCAACGGTACATTACCGTGGCCCCACAACCCTGCTGATCTGGCGCACTTTCAAAAACTAACTAAAGATCATGTGGTTGTAATGGGTCGCAAGACCTGGGACGACCCTAAACTACCCAAGCCGCTACCTGGTCGTATCGTATATGTGGCTACCAATCGTCCAGTATTTCATGCTGGTCAGGTCAGTGGCGATATTAAATCTGAAGTATTAAGATTGGAGCAACTACACCCGGATAAAATCATCTGGGTAGTGGGTGGCCCTAAACTACTAGTGGAATGTATAGACATTCTGGATCGTGTTCATTTGACACATTTCCAGGAATCGTTTAAAGTAGATACTAAAATAGACCTCAAGGTATTCTTGCGTGGCTTTCAGATGACTGGCGCAAGTGTGGCCTCCGACTTTAAATCAACCTTTGTGACATATGAACCAGTATTTAGACGCACTCAGACAAGTACTTGATACAGGTACACAGAAATCAGATCGCACCGGTGTGGGCACCGTTAGCCGATTCGGTATGCAACAGCGATATAACCTAGCAGAATCATTCCCCGCAGTAACTACTAAAAAGCTCGCATGGAAGGCCTGTGTGGGCGAGTTATTATGGATGATTGAAGGCTCGGGCGACGAACGTCGTCTGGCAGAGATTACACACGGCACAGCAGAGGGTAACGTAACTATTTGGACTCCTAATGCTCTTGCTCCTTACTGGAAACCTCAAGCTAAGTTTGAAGGCGATCTGGGTCGTGTATACGGAGTACAGTGGCGCCACTGGCGTCGTTATACCACCAAAGAAAGTCATTGGTGTATAGGTACTACTGAACAGGTTGTCGCAGACATTACAGAAGTTGATCAGCTGAGCCAGCTGATAGAAGGAATCAAACGTGATCCACATGGACGAAGACACATATTATCTGCTTGGAACCCTGGTGAATTAGACCAGATGGCCCTGCCACCATGTCATGCGTTTGCTCAGTTCTATGTTGCAGATGGCAAGTTAAGTTGCCAGATGTATCAGAGAAGTTGTGATATGTTTTTGGGAGTACCTTTTAACATCGCAAGCTATAGTTTGCTTACGCATCTTATAGCTCAAGTGTGTCAGTTACAGGTTGGAGAGTTCGTTCACGTGCTAGGCGATGCACACATATATCTCAATCACATAGGACAGGTAAAAGAGCAACTTGAACGTGAACCCTTACCTGCACCACAACTCTGGATTAATCCAGATATACAAAACATAGACGATTTCACCATGGCAGATATACGCCTGGATGGATATACGTCACACCCACCTATAAAGGCAGAAATGGCTGTATGAAATATATTGTAACAGGCGGTGCCGGCTTCATCGGGCATAATGTGGTACATCAGTTGGAACAGCTGGGTCATGAATGTTTTGTGATTGACTGTCTGACCAACTATGGGTTTGTTCCCAAACCAGAATTAGAATACCTGGCTGTGGAACGTCAGAAAAGATTCGATGCAACGGTACACGAGATTGACATCAGAGAATACACTGCTGTTCGTGCAGCATTTGAAAAAGCTGGACAAGTGGATGGAGTTATACATCTGGCCAGTTTTCCCAGACAGAAGGTTGTAGGACAAAATCCAGTCTGGGGTGGCGAAGTGATGTGTCCTGCACTGATTAACCTATTGGAATTGACCAAACAAAACAACATACCCAAGTTTGTCTATATCAGTAGCAGCATGGTGTATGGTGATTTTGATAACGATGTGGTTGAGGCATCACCATGCCGTCCCATTGGACACTATGGTATTATGAAATACATGGGAGAAAAACTTGTTGAAGACTACACTAGACGTGGTGCTTTTGATCATGTTATTATTCGTCCTAGTGCAGTATATGGCGAGTGGGATGTCGAGGATCGTGTGGTTAGTAAGTTTATGCTGGGTGCTATGCGCGGCAATGTTCTTAAAATAAATGGTGCCAGCGAAGTATTGGATTTTACCTATGTAGAAGATACTGCACAGGGTATAGTACTGGCTGCGACAAAACCAGCCGCCAACAACAAGATTTACAACATTACACGCAGTGATACACGCCTTTATACGCTGAAAGATGCTGCAGAAATAGCCATTGGCATAGCAGGTAAGGGTAGTATAGAAATACGCGGCAAGGATGCCGACTTCCCCAGCCGTGGTAGATTAAGTATTGAATGTGCCGTTCGTGAACTGGGTTACACGCCCACTGTGACTGTGGAAGAAGGTTTCCGTAGATACTATGAATGGTTCAAATCGTCAGACTACTGGCAAAATAAGTTAAATGGCTAGCAACATATTTAAAATACCATTCTTTGGTGTTAAGCGTCAATACGAAAACTTGCGACAAGAAATACTGGATACAGTGGACACAGTCTATACCAGTGGGCAAGTATTGGACGGACAGTACACCAGGTATTTTGAAAGAGCCATGGCATTGCGATGTGATCGAACCTATGCTGTGGCTGTAAATAGCTGCACTCAGGGATTGATCATGGCCATGAGATTAATGATCCCACGGAAAAGTCAGGTATTAATTCCCAATATCAGTTTTGCTGCCACAGTCAATAGTGTGATCATGGCTGGGCATATTCCAGTGTTCTGCGATACTGATGCCCAGGCATTGATTAATCTGGAAAGCATAGATTTTGCACTAAAAGGATCTGGCGTACACAGTATAATGTATGCCAATCTGTTTGGTAATGTAGTGGATTATGATCGTTTCCGCATCATCACTGAGTTCTTCAATAATGAAGAAATGTATATTATTGAAGATGCAGCACAGAGCTTTGGTGCCAGCTATCGTGGAATACCGTCAGGTAAGCTGGGAACTGTTAGTGTACTGAGTTTTGATCCCACTAAAAATTTGCCCAACTACGGATCCGGTGGCATGATACTGACAGACGATCTGGGCATAGCAGAAGAATTGTATGACATGCGCGACAATGGCAAACAAGAAGGGCACCATTTCGCCGGTACTAATAGTAAAATGTCCGAGAGCGATTGCGCTCAGATGCTGGTTAAACTGCGACACTTTGATGCCTGGCAAGATCGCCGTCGTGAAATTGCCGAGTATTATACTGGCGGACTATGTGAGTTTGTGGATGTACCGCAAGTGACTGAAGGTGTAGAGCATGCCTGGCACAAGTATGTCATCAGACTGTCTGAACGACATGGCCTGCGCACAGCACTGGCACACGAGGGTATTGATACTCGTATACATTACGACAAGACACTGGCTGAGTTACCAGTAAGTTGGAAGTATGACGGTTACAATCTGGATCAATATCACGAAAGCACTGCATTCACCCGTGAGTGTATGAGTTTACCCATCTATCCTGAACTAGAAGATTACGAAGTAGAACAGGTAGTGGACACTATACAGAACTACTTGCGTTAAATCTGTCACGCAGCCAGACCCAGTCAAACGACAGCTTCAGCAGTTCATAATCCCCAGCAACCTCATTATAATAAGATACAGCATCATGTGCTCCACGCAGGCACCATTCTGAATATTCTCCAGTGGCAACTGTAAGCCAAGTATCCAAACGATGTTCAGTTTCCACAGTGGGTTCGATTTCCATAAAGTGTTTTAACTTGAGTACTTCGCGAAAGGCAGTGCGCCAGGTCATCCAGGGATCTTGATTGAAGTGTGCTATTCCACTGAGCATGGGCACTGACTCATGTGGTTGACTCAAGGTAAAGTCAATACCAGGGTCGTTGTTGCTTAGTACTAGATTTCGATTGTAAGCAATCATGCCCATGTGTCCGTACTCTAGACCATTGACTGGATTTTTTGCATTGAATATATAATGCTTGGGTCCTTGAAAATAGTCAGGTTGCCAGTGCCAATCAAAATTCCCACCCAGAACTTCTAGTTTGGCAAATACCATGAAAAACCAGGGCGTGTTGCTTAATTTAGCCGCGGCCTGATATGCTGCCACACGCCCATTAACTCCACGACTCCATTTCACTGCGCGATTAGACATGTATTCTGTATGCTTAAACCATCGATGTTCATCTGGTTCACCATTACTAATATAGACGATGTCCAGTAGTTGGTCTGTGTTTCCACTGTGAAGTTTACTGATATAGGGATAATCATATATCTGTGTTTTAAGATGTGACTTGATATCCCGTGGTACTAATGAGCTGCTGCCACTGCCGTTGTATCTCACCACAGTTCGGTCTTTCTCGCTCCACAATTGATAACGTGGAATTATAAGTTTAGATGAATTATATCGTTCACGATCTTTGGTAAAGAATACATATGGTGTTTCAAACTTATAGTTCTTGATTTCTTCAATAAGATTATCACCGTCGTAGAAATGCATCGGTGTTAAAAATCTATTGACGCTGGGTTCCTGGATATAGTTAATAACATTAAAGAAGTCTAGTATATCTAATTCATACATCTGCTTTCGAAACGACTCCACGTGGATATAAAAGGTGTCACCCTCTTTGGTATGATCGCTCTGGAACACGTGAATCATTTCTGCCTGCCAGGGCTCGGGTTGCCAGGTAAAATCAAACTGTGTGTAGTCGCAGATGCTGTTGATGATCCAGACATATTCTGTCTCAGCAGTGGACATGATACGTTTAAATGTTTCCAGATAGTTGCCCACAAAACGAGTAATCACCATGTCAGGGTGATGCTCACGCAGAACCTCGTATTGATGTCGGGCAATAGTGCCATTACCATGATCCACATAATAGATGTTATGTAGATTTTCTGGCTTGACCACCTGTTGATTGGTCACAAAATTTAAGTTGGGAAATTGTTCTAATCCCGTGACCCACTGACTATGTCGCTCAAATTCCCATCGATTGATAAGAAAAGTGTCGGACCATTTCTGATGTTGGCTGGGGAACACGTGGGTCATATAACTTTGCCAGGGCTCTGCATGCCAGGCAAAATCAAAATTGTCGTAATCATATTCCGAACTAATGACCCAGAATTTATTTGTTTGAGTTCTGGAAACACATCGCTTGATAGTGTCCATCATGCTGTTGGCATAGCGAATCTTTTGTATACGGGGATACTTTACCTTTAGTCGCTCGTAACGTGTCTGTGCCGTGGCATTGTTCTTATCAACAAAAAACACGTCTAGAACTTCTAGAACATTGCGTTTTTCGTTACGAACAGGCACTGAACCAGCAAATTTAAGCTCTGTAGCTCCGGGCACTGTATAGGTAAGTCCCACGCTCTGTTGATAATCGGTTCCAAAGTGATAAATGTATGGAGGATCTTTGGGGTGTGGGCACCAGCTGAAATCCACTTCATTTTTATTAATCTCTTCAGGGATACTCCATCTGTCCATTTCTGGCAACGTCTCAGCTACCAGGTCGGTTATATATTTTTCTTGTGTAGCGCCAGGGACATGATATTCTGGACCTCCCTCAGAATTCCACACTGTGGGGAATTTATAAATGAATGGTGGGTCAGCGGGATGTGGTACCCAGCTGAAATCGAATGTGTCCTGTTTAATGTTATCAGGTATAACCCAATGATCCATATTGGCCTGTGTGCGAGCAACAAAATCAGTAACATATTTGTCACCAGTTGCGCCTGGCATACGGTATACAGGACCACCAATATTATCCCAATTCCATTGAACTGGGAAGTGATAGTTTACAGCAGGATCTAATACATTGGGATGCCAGGTCCGATCCACACTGGCGACATCAATATTATCAGGTATGTACCACTCACCATGTTCCACAGAGCGCACAATAAAGCCATCAGTTAGTTTAACGTCAGTGGCACCAGGAACGGTGTATGTTACTCCACTGGCACTCTGGTGTTGACTGGGAAAGTGGTATACGTAGGATGGACTGGCTGGATCTGGACTCCAACGATAATCAACTGTTGCCGTATCTATATAGTCGGGAACAAAAAAGCAATCGGGATCGCCCAACCGATGAACACGTTGCTCAGTGTGATAATGATGTGGTGCGGCAGGATTATTTGTTAGATATACATTGCCGTTGGATTGGTGTTGATCAGGCCAGACGTGTGTATAGTGGCTTTCCCAGGGTACTGGCTGATAGCTGAAATCAAATTCAGTGTAGTCGTTGCCCCCATAAATATACCAGTAATACCCAGTACGGCACATAGAGGCCGCATGTTCCAAACTCTCAGCAGGTCTCTCAAATTCAAACAAGCCGGGCTTAGGCCCGAAATAGAAAACATCAAACATGTATAATATCCACAGTCACTACGAAAATATCTGGCTATACCTACGTACTATTATAACAGATCCCCGACTACTTTGTCTAATGCCTTATGGGTCAACCAAACCAGAAAATCTGGAAAGGCTAACCAATGATTCATTGGATTTTTCCTCGCCACGTGGACCAATGTTCATTTGTTATGATCAAGAGCCTATTTACGGAGAGTTTAATTATGAGTTGTTTGACCACATTGCCTCAAACTATCAGGGTCCATTTATATTAATTACCACAGAACAAAATAGTGATGCTTTGGATCATATCAAACAAAAATATGGCTGGCCCAGTGTTTATTACTTCCATCACGCATTTGCAGCACACGATTGGTTCCGTGGATCCAGATATGATAGCAGATTGATTCCATCTGAACAACGATCACTAGTTAAAAAATATATTTCATTTAATCGGTTGACCAGCAGTCGTCGAGTTTATCGCAGTCTATTAATCGCAGATCTAGCACAACGGAACCTAATAGCACAAGGGCACATAAGCTACAATGAAAACTGCCCTGAAGCTAATGGTATGCCTTATTATGACAGTCTACGGGAGGCTGCTGAAACTGGACTAATCACAACAGCTCAATCCAAACAGGCCATTGATACTATCAGTCAACTGAACTTTCCACTACGCATAGACTATAAAGATCAGACAGTTATACCCAATCATAGTTTTAGTCTCAGTGCAATATCTGAGACCCAGGAGAGTTTTTGCTATCTAATTACAGAAACGTGTTTCTGGGAGAAGAAACATCATTTAACAGAAAAGATATTTAAACCCATTATCAGTCGTATGCCTTTTGTGTTGGCTGGGCCAGCCTATAATCTAAAATATCTAAAGAGCTATGGATTTCAGACATTTGATCGTTGGTTTGATGAAAGTTATGACACTGTAGAAGACCCAGTAGAGCGTATTGCAGCCATTGGTCGTACAATGGAATCCATATGCCGTTATAGTTTG